CAGCACGGAGTCGCCGCTGTACAGCAGGGGCTCCATGCTGTCGCCCTTGACCTTGAAGCGCTTGAGTTTCTCCGGGTTCAGGCGCATGCGCTGCATCCACGATAGGCGGTAGGTGGCTGGCTCTACTTCTTCGGCCAACTCGTAGGTCATGGCCACGGTGCCATTGCCGCCGCTGAATTTCACGCGGTACTCGGGAATCTGCACCATGTTATCCGGCAAGTTGTCGTCTGGGTGGAGGGCGATGACGTTGGAGGTGGTGGAAGCAGCAACCATGTCGCCGCGCCCAGTAGAAAGCCAGTGCGGTGTCACTCCGAGGTATGCGGCCGCAGTAGTGAGGTACTTGCCGTCGATGCTTTCCGTGGGGCCTCTGACCCAAGCGTTCACGGACGCACGGGATATGTCGCACGCACGCGCCAGCCCTGCCTGGGTGAGCTTGGGGTTTTTTTCAAAAACAAGGTGCAGCCGGTCGGATAGCGACATAAGGCAATCCTAACAATAGTGATGTAAGTTATGGTTGACTTGATGGTTAGTTATGCCTGACAATGCGGGGCATGAATCCACACGCAATCAAGGTCATTGAGGCGCTGGGTGACACCGCCGAGGTGGCCCGCATGTTCGGGGTGCGTATGCCGTCGGTCAGCGACTGGAAGAAAAGCGGCATTCCCAAGGCGCGAATGATGTATTTGAGGGCGGTGCGCCCTGATGCGCTGGAAGGCGCTGATGCTGATGCAGCTACTGCACCATCCCGCAGCGAACCCGCAAGGGCAGGGGAGGGCACCGATGCATGAACACATCAGGGATCGCCAGCGTCGTGAAGCTGTTTCAGCAGGCGTTGCATTTCTTGCCCAAAGAGCTCGATCTGTAGATCCGTCAGCGACGAATAACGCAGACGGTCGCGAAGTTCTGACGCTACCGTCTCCAGCCCATCCGTCTCCCAAAGACCGACAACCCCTGCGCGTTGTGCGAGATGCAACAACAGCGCTTCCTGCGCCCAGGAGCGAGCTGTGAGTGTGTTCAGTTCTTCGCGCAGCTGCTCGATTTCGTTCATGTCCGTCCTCCTTGGCGATGCTGGTGTGAGAGCTTGCATCGTAGGCCAAGGGCGGGCGAGCACCCCATCCCTCCAGTGCCGCCGTCTGGCGGCCTTTGCCCGGCGCTTCGGTGTTGGGCACTTTTCTGTTCGTGTTCATGGCCTCCATTGTTTGGCCCACCACTGATAACCGGTGATATCGGGAGATACGAAATGCCATCAGCAGTTATCCAGCCTGCCCAATTGACCCTCAACTTCGAGCCCGGCCTGATTGACCGGTACGGCTCTTTGCGCGAATGCGTCGCCAGTGGCGTCTACCAGCGCGGGCTTAAGCGCGTTGCCATCGACCTCGACCAAGCGCCTAGCAACTTGTCTGTGCAGATATCCGAAGACGCGTCGCGTCATTTCAGTGTGGACAGCCTGGAACGCTACATCGAGAAGACCGGGGACAAAACCCCTGTGCTGTACCTCGTTGAACGCTTCCTGGCGCCTGAGCTGCAGAACAAGGGCATCAAGCAGGTAGAGGCCATGAAGGCCCAACTGCAGGCTATGTTGCAGCAACTGGATGGGGTCGTGCAATGACCCAAAAAGTTCTCAACTCCAACGGACGCAAGGCTGCAACTCTTGCACCCCAAGGCATCCCATCCATCACCCGCGTAAAACTCACGGCGCCCGTGGATGGCCCTATCACCAACGCATCCATGCCTAACGCCCCGAAGGGCTACGCATGGCCGTGGCTGGCTACGCCGCCGAGGGGGTGATATGGGTACATATGAAGATTTCCTGCGGGCCAAGATCAAGATGGCAAGCTTCAAAGGCGTGAGCTTGGAGCCTGCGGCGATCCACCCCAAGCTGTTCTCGTTCCAGCGCGACATCGTGCGCTGGGCGGTACATGGCGGCAATCGCGCCATCTTCGCAAAGTTCGGCTTGGGCAAGTCCGTCATGCAGTGCGAGTGGCTGCGGCAGATCATTGGCGCTGAGGGTGGCCTAGGCTTGATCGTGTGCCCGCTGGGGGTGCGGCAAGAGCTGATCCGCGATGCGGCAATGTTGGGCATCAACCTGAGCTTCATCCGCGCTGCCGCCGAGATTGTTCCGGGCCAGTCCCTCTACATCACCAACTACGAAACCGTCCGCGACGGCAAGCTCGATCCTGCCTTGTTCAAGGCTGTGAGCTTGGATGAAGCTAGCGTGCTGCGCAGCTTCGGCAGCAAGACCTATCAAGAGTTCTTGCCTCTGTTCGAGTCAGTGGAATTCAAGCTGGTCAACACGGCAACGCCAAGCCCCAACCGCTTCAAGGAGCTGATCCACTATGCCGGGTTCCTTGGCGTGATGGATACGGGCCAAGCCCTGACGCGCTTCTTCCAGCGCGACAGCGAGAAAGCAGGAAACTTGACCTTGTACCCACACAAGACCGAAGAATTCTGGTTGTGGGTATCGAGTTGGGCGGTGTTCATTCAATACCCCAGCGACCTGGGCTACAGCGATGAAGGCTATGACCTGCCGCCTATCGAAGTGGTCTATCACGAGGTGCCCACGGACTACACGCTGGCTGGTGCCGACCGCGACGGCCAGGCGCTGATGTTCCAAGACCCTGCGCTGAGTTTGAGTGCCGCAGCCGCAGAGAAGCGCGACAGCCTGCCTGCCCGAATTGCCGCCATGGGGAGTGTTATCGATGGGTATCTCAAAGGAAGCCAAGTCTGCATACAACAGGGCTTATCACGACCAGAACAAGGAGCGGGAGCGTGCGCGCAAGTTGGCGCACTACCACGCGACGAAGCATCTGGCTTCGGGCGAGAAGCAGGCGCGGAGAAAGGCGTACATGGCCGAGTACCTAAAGACGTACCAGCGGAAGGTATTGACAGAAGCGGAGAAGGCAGAGCGATCCAGAAAACGCCGAGAGCGGTATGCACTCGATGCGGAGCATCGGGAGAAAACGAAAGCGCAAGCAAGGGAGTTCAATGCCAAGAACCCTCATGTGAAAAGGTCGGGCAGGCTGAAAGCCGAGTTCGGGATCACCTCGAAGCAGTATGCGGAGATGCTGAGTGCGCAGAACGGCGGATGCGCGATATGTGGCGTGAGTCGAACGGGAGTTCGCCAGCAAGGCAAGGCGGAGAGGTCTTTGTCGGTGGATCACTGCCATTCGACAGGGAAGGTCAGGGGGCTGCTATGCCATCGGTGCAACTTCGGCCTGGGCCATTTTCTGGACAACCCAGATCTACTGAAGAGGGCAATCGAGTATCTGACCAGATCGTCATCTGGTGCGACCTCAACGCCGAACAGGACGCCATCGAGCAAACCCTGACCGCTCGTGGACTGTCGTTCTCTTCGGTGCACGGATCTCTGACCACAGAAGAGGCTGAACGCCGCATTCAAGAGTGGCGTGACCGCAAGACATACGCGCTGATCGGCAAGCCGGTGATGCTGGGCCAAGGCTTGAATCTACAGCAATGCAACAAGGCTGTCTTTGTCGGCGTGACCTACAAGTTCAATGACCTGATTCAGGCCGTCCATCGCATCCAGCGTTACGGCCAAGAGCGAGCCTGTGACATTCACATCGTCTACAGCGAGGCCGAGCGCGAGGTCTTGCGCACCCTGCAAACGAAGTGGGCACAACACGACGAAATGGTGAAAAACATGACCGGCATCATCAAGCAATACGGATTGAACCATCTCGCCATGCAAGAAACCTTGGCGCGCTCCATCGGAATCCAGCGCATCGAGGTCAAGAGCGACCTGTTCACCGTGGCGAACAACGACTGCGTTGAAGAAGCAAAGCTCCAGCCGGAGAACCACGTTGACCTGATCGTCACGTCCATCCCGTTTGCCAACCACTACGAATACAGCCCCAGCTACAACGACTTCGGCCATACCGAAAGCAATGACCACTTCTGGGCGCAAATGGATCACCTCACGCCCGAGTTGCTGCGCATCTTGAAGCCAGGCCGCATCTACGCCTGCCACGTCAAGGATCGCATCTTGTTTGGCAACGTGACCGGCGCTGGTGCGCCCACGGTCAGCCCGTTTCACTGCGAAGCCATCATGCACGGGTGCAAGCATGGTTTCGACTACATGGGCCTTATCACGGTCGTGACTGACGTTGTGCGCGAGAACAACCAGACCTACCGCTTGGGGTGGAGCGAGCAGTGCAAGGACGGCACCAAGATGGGCGTTGGCTCGCCCGAATACATCGTGCTGTTCCGTAAGCCGCAGACCGACCGCACAAAGGGCTATGCCGACGTGCCTGTGAAGAAGTCCAAGGACGAATACACCCGAGCACATTGGCAGATTGACGCCCACGCTTTCTGGCGCGATGGCGGCAACCGCCAGATCACGGCGGATGAACTGGCAGGACTTGGCCCCGACAAGCTGGCCAGCCTGTTCACCAAGTACAGCTTGCAGCAGATTTATGACTACGACTTTCATGTTCGCATTGGCGAGGAACTGGAAGCCCGTGGCGCACTGCCGTCCACCTTCATGAGCTTGGCACCTGGTAGTCACCATCCTGACGTGTGGCACGACGTGCCGCGTATGTTGACGTTGAACAGTGACCAATCGAAACGCGCTGTGGAGAAACACATCTGCCCTCTTCAGTTTGGCATCGTGGATCGGCTGATCGAGCGCTACAGCAATCCCGGCGAGCTGGTCTATGACCCATTCTGCGGCCTGGGCACCGTGCCCTACCGAGCCATCCTCAAAGGCCGTCGCGGCGGCGGTTCTGAGCTGAATGCGGGGTACTTTATGGATCAAGTGCATTACCTGCGGGCGGCAGAGCGCGAGGCCACGATGCCATCGCTGTTCGATGTGCTGGAGTTGGAGGTCGCCTGATGCAGGCCATCCCCCGCCCCACAGCGCAAGACGCAACCCTTGTGCGCTTGATTGACGAGCGCCGCAAGGCATCTGCCATCGTCGCTGACCTGGATATGCAGATCGCCCATGTCGTGGGTGATCGTGACGGAATGCGTCGGGCGCAGCGTGAAATGTATGCCCAGGTCGAGGCGCGCAGGGCGACGCGATTTGCCGCACGGAAAGCGAGGCGCTGATGGCAAACGAGTGGCTGCGCCTGTGGCATGAGATGCCCAATGACCCGAAATGGCGGACGGTCGCGCGCGTTTCAAAGCAACCCATTTCTCTGGTGTTGTCTGTTTTCCTGCACCTGATGGTTGATGCGTCACGCAATGTCACGCGAGGTCACGCGACTGTCACGCATGAAGATTTGGCGAGCGCGCTGGACTGTGACGAACAGCAGATTGCGGCAATTCTTGAGGCAATGCAGGGGCGTGTTCTGGATGGCATGAGGCTGCGATCTTGGGATACCCGGCAGCCCAAAAGGGAAGATGCTGGAGATGTAGAGCGCGGCGTGAGGTCGGCTACTGAACGCAAGAGAGACCAACGCCAGCGCGAGAAGAATGCTACTAAAAATGAGGCTACCGATGGCGCCGTGACAAATGAGGACGGCAACGGGACAAATGCATGTCACGCAATGTCACGCAATGTCACGCTAGATAAAGATACAGATAAGAGTAATACCCCTTCTTCACTACGTTCAGAAGGGGAGAGCGCTAACGCGCCGCCCCCTCCCGCCGTCAAGCCGCCGAAGGCAAAACGCCCGGACACCACGCTGTCGGCCTACCTGGCCGAGTGCAAAGCCGTCGGCGCAAAGCCTGTCCCGGATGGCCATGCGATCCGCAACTGGGCGGCAGATGCCGGCATCACCGACGAGATGCTGCAGATCGCATGGATCGCGTTCCGGGAGCGCTACACCGACGACGCGCAGTACCGCGCCAAGCGCTACCGCGACTGGCCCGCCCACTTCGCCAACTGCGTGAAGGACAGCTGGTTCGGGCTGTGGTTCTTTGCCGAGGATGGCGGCGGGGTGCAGTGGACATCGAAGGGGCTGCTGCGCAAGCAGGCGCTGGACGCCCGCATCGCGGCACGCCACGAGGAGGAAGCCCATGAACCCGCTTGACCTGCCGACAGAGCTGCTGCACTGCTCGCCAGAAGCCGAGGCCGGCGTGATTGGCGCGCTGCTGGTCGCCGGGGTCGAGGCGTACGACGCGGTGGCAGAAACGCTGCACGCGGAGTCCTTCGCGGTGGGCCTGTACGCATCGGCGTGGAGCGCGATCGAAACGCTGGTGCTGGCCGGCAAACCCGTTGACCTGGTTGCGGTGTACGAGGTGCTGCGCGCCGCCGATGCGGACGACGCCATGGCGGCATTGCACCTGTGCACGCAGGCGTTTGTCGGCCTGCGTGTGCTGCGCCAGCACGCGGCCATCGTTGCCGACCATGCGCTGGCCCGTCAGTTGCAGCGCGCCGCCGCCGAGGTGCGCGGGATCGCGGCGGACGAATCCCTGCCGGTGGTTGACCGGATTGCACAGGCACAGTCCACCCTGGAGCGTGTTGCGCAGCCTGCCGCGCGCACGCAGCCGCAATCCATCGAGGCCTACGTCGCGGGTGCGATTGACCGTATCCAGGCGCTGGCCGATGGGGTTACTCAACCGGGTATCCCGACGCGCATCCCGGGGCTCGACCGCAGGCTTGGGGGTGGGCTCAAGCCCGGCAAGCAGATGATCCTGGCCGCGCGCCCGAGCGTGGGCAAGTCGTCGCTTGCAGAGCAGATCGCGGTCAACTTGGCGATGGACGGCCACGCTGCGGCCATGTTCTCGATGGAGATGGAGAACGAGGAAATGACCGACCGCGCGCTCTGCAACGTTGGCCGGATCGACTACGAGCGTTACCAGACGGGCAAGTTGGTCGATGACGAGTGGACGCGCCTGTCAGAAGCCGTGGAACGGATGCGCGGCCTGCCGCTGTATTTCGACCAGCAGGCGGCCATGACGCTGCCGGAGATCGCTGCGAAGGCGCGAATGCTCAAGCGCAAGCACGACATCAAGCTGCTGGTGCTCGACTACATCCAGCTATGCAGCTCTGCCAACCCGAAGCTGTCGCGCCATCACCAGCTCGAAGAAATCTCGCGCGGCTTGAAGTCGCTGGCCAAGCAACTGGGCATCACGATCCTGACGCTTTCGCAGCTCAACCGCGAGGTGGAAAAGCGCATGTCTGGCCGCCCGGTGCTGGCCGACCTGAAAGAGTCTGGCGCCATCGAGGAGGACGCCGACGTGGTGATGCTGATGTGGCGCCACCAGAAGCACGATGCCTACACGCTCAACGGCCTGGATGTTGCGAAGGCCCGTGGCGGCCGGACTGGGGAGGTTGCGCTGCATTTCGAGGGCCAGTACCAGCGCTGGACGGAATCGACGCAGCCGCTTACAGCGCCGGGCAAGAAGGCGGCTGTGAACACGTATGCGGAGGATTTTTGATGCATGACCGAGTTCGACAAACAGGTGGAGCACCTGACGCGACTCGCCCTGAC